GTACCCGACGGTAAGTCAGGTAACCTTAAGTTAGCAACCAAGTGTTCTTACTGTCCATACAAGAAGGATTGTCATAAGGACTTACGCACATTCATTTATAGTTCAGGACCACGTTACCTAGTTAAGGTAGTCAATGAACCTAAAGTACCGGAGGTAGGTTCTAATGGCAACTTCTAGTAAAAACAAGAACACTAAGTATCGTAGCGGTCTTGAGGAGCGTTTTGACAAAGAGACTAAACATAAGTTAGCTTTTGAACCATATAAGCTACCATACGTAGTCAACAGGCACTATATACCAGACTTTGTGTATAATCGTAATGATAACCATGAGGTCCTTGTGGAATGCAAGGGCTTCTTCAGGGTTGGAGACACACAAAAGTATAAATCAATTAGAGATTGTCTAACAAAGAAACAAGAGTTAGTCTTTTTATTCTCTAATGCCACTAAGAAACTACGCAAGGGCTCCAAGATGACACTAGGACAGTGGTGTGATAAGGAAGGCTTTAAGCATTACACTATGGACACCTTGGATGAGCTAAAGGATTACCTGGGGATTAACAAATGAGTAACACATATCACGAATTGATAAACAAAATGCTGTATTCTCTTGACAACTACGAGATGCTAGAGATACTAGAGATTACAGCAGAGGAATTAGCGGACCGCTTTGAAGATAAAATCATGGCAAACTTTGACAAGCTAGAGGAGTACTTAGAAAAATGATTGAACGTATATTGACAACACGAGTAGCAAATGGCTATGTCATCCAGATTAAATGCGTAGGTATTAGCACAGAGACAACGTTTGTTTGTATGGCAGCTCCTGAGGGCTTAGGTAAGTTCATTGAACAGTCTGTAGAGAAAGTCTTGGAAGATAAATTATGAATAATGACGTAGTTAACGCAATAAACGCTTATTACAAAGAGGTAGGCTTGGCTGAGTATTACGCAGATAGAGCTGACGAGTCTGAAGGACACGCAGGAATGTACGAACATTTAGCCGCACAGCACTTTCATACGGCAATAGAGACTAAGGATTACATACTGATGCGCTTTAAGGAAGACTTAGAGGAAGCACCAGGTAATATCAAGGAGCTATATAATGACTAACGATGACTGGAAGAAAGAATTTGAGAAATACAAAGCGCTTATGGAAGCGAAGGAACAGCTTGAGAATTACTACGAAGAACAAGAAGCAGACGAAACCCCTATACACTATGACCACTCCATACAACCTTGGGACTACATGAAGTCATTGTTCTCCGAGGAAGAGTTTGAGGCTTATCTAGTGGGTAATGTCATTAAGTATGTGTCACGTTATCGAGACAAGGGTGGCGTTAGGGACATTGAGAAAGCCCAGACATACATTAAGAAATTATTGTCAGTATTATAATAAGAGGGATAACAAATGACGTACACGTATGGTATTAAAGTAGATTTAAACAGAGATGACCTTCTGACACCACAGGCAAGCAAGTTAGTACGTCAGTTCTATATACATGACGAGGAGCAATCACCACAACATGCGTACGCTAGGGCGGCTGTAGCTTACTCAGCAGGAGATACAAAGTTAGCACAACGTATTTATGATTATGTTAGCCAGGGGTGGATGATGTTCTCCAGTCCAATCCTAAGCAACGCTCCTAAGCCTAATGAGAAGCACAAGGCCTTACCTATTAGTTGCTTCCTAAGTTACGTCCCAGACAGCGTAGAGGGCCTTGTAGAGCATCATGCAGAGACAGCCTGGTTATCAGTCAAAGGTGGTGGCGTAGGTGGCCACTGGTCAAACGTAAGAGGCATCACAGATAAGTCAGTAGGTGTCATGCCGATGCTTAAGGTTACCGATGCACAGATGACAGCCTATAAGCAAGGTAAGACACGTAAGGGTAGCTATGCGGCTTACCTGGACGTTGACCATCCGGACATCATGGAGTTTATTAACTTCAAGGTACCTACAGGTGGCGATGTGAACCGCAAGTGTTTCAACTTGTTCAACGCAGTTAACCTAACGGATGACTTCATGCAACGAGTAGTAGCAGGAGACTCTTGGGAACTACGTTGTCCTGCGACACGTAAGATTATAGATAAGGTAGACGCACGTAACCTATGGCAGAGAATACTAGAGGCTCGCTTTAGAACTGGTTCTCCTTACTTAAACTTTATTGACACAGCGAACAAGGCTTTACCAGAGTATCAAAAGGAGCTAGGCTTACGTATCAACGGCAGTAACTTATGTAACGAGATACATCTAGCTACTAACGAAGAACGTTCAGCAGTCTGTTGTCTATCTTCAGTCAACCTAGAGAAGTTTGATGACTGGAAGGACACCACAATGGTTGCTGACTTAACAACATTCTTAGATAATGTACTACAGGAGTTTATAGATAATGCCCCAGAGGAGCTTTCTAAAGCACGTAACTCGGCTACTCGTGAACGTAGCATTGGCATTGGCGCTATGGGCTTTCACGGTTACCTACAGTCTAAAGGTATTGCGTGGGAATCTTGGCAAGCTACGTCAGCGAATAACGTTATGTTTAAAACTATCAAAGCGCAAGCTGAAGCACAGACTAAAGTACTCGCTGAAGAACGTGGGGAATGTCCTGATGCGCACAGCTATGGCGTTCGAAACGCTCATTTACTTGCTATTGCTCCTAACGCTAATAGTAGCATTATTTGTAACTGTACTGCTTCCATTGAGCCACTAAAGGCTAACATATATACACACAGAACACGAGCAGGTGCTGATGTAGTCAAGAATAAATACTTAGAGAAAACACTTGACTTATACGCAGAGAACACTGAGGAAGTATGGAAGTCAATCATGAGTAATGAAGGCAGCGTACAGCACCTAGACTTCCTGAGCGACCATGACAAAGAAGTCTTTAAGACTAGCTTTGAGTTAGACCAGATGTGGGTCGTAGAACATTCAGCCAAGAGACAGCCTTATGTATGCCAAGGGCAGAGTGTCAACTTATTCTTCCCTAGTGGTTCAGATAAGACATACATTAATCAGGTCCATCTTAAGGCATGGAAGGAAGGACTCAAGGGTCTGTATTACCTTAGAACGACAGCAGGCTTGACTGCGGATAAGGTAGGAATCAAAATTGAACGTAATGCACTGAAGGACTTCCAAGCAGACGAAGACGATGAATGCATTAGTTGCCAAGGTTAATAGGAGATATTATGTACGAAGTTTATGGAACTAAGGGATGTGGCTTTTGTATTCAAGCCACTAAGGTGTTAGATAGATTAGACGCAGACTACACTTATACAGACTTAAGTGTACTCACAGACCACGACAAGGCTCGCCTACAGGAGATAGCAGGCAAAACCTTTAGGACTGTACCTCAGATATTTAAGATTGAAGGTAACGTTATGAAACACATTGGTGGTTACACAGAGTTAATGGAGAGTTTAAATGATTGATAACTTAATAGACAAGACAATAGAATGGCATTATGCACGTAACCTTATCAATGGTTCTACTGACAAGGACCAACACTTTAAACTCATTGAGGAGATGTTGGAGCTACAGAAGTCCATCATTACTGGTAGGGACATTAAGGATGACGTAGGTGATATTATGGTTGTCCTTATCAACATGGCGGAACGTAACGGTACGTCCCTAGAGGAATGTCTCGCTGTTGCCTATGATGACATTAAGGACAGAACAGGTAAGATGGTCGATGGTATATTCGTTAAGGATGCTGCATGAACGTAGAATTAGTAGATAGCTCTGGAGGCGACCTTAGTGTCGTCAACAGCGCCAGAGTTAGCTTTAGTGTCGAGAAGGATATACTTGATAGTAAAGATGAGAAACTTATTAAGTACCTAGCGAAGCATAGGCATGACACACCGTTTAGACATAATTTTGTTCAACTCAAATGTAAGGTTCCATTGTTCCTCGCTAGACAGCTTATGAAGCATCAGGCAGGTCTTACGTGGAACGAGGAGTCTAGACGTTATATAGACCATGCCCCAGAGTTCTACGTGCCTAGAGAGTGGCGAGCAAGACCTGAGAAGTCCATTAAACAAGGTAGCCAAGGTGTCGTAGGTGAGTTCAAGAGATACAAGGATATAGCAGGAGTGTCCGCAGACACAGCCCATGACCACTATACAGTCTTTATTGATACATCATTACAGTTATACCAAGAGATGCTAGAGAATAACGTAGCGCCTGAGATGGCACGTATGGTGTTACCACAGAGCATGTACGTTAACTTTATATGGTCAGGTAACCTATTGGCATTCCACCATGTATACAGTCTACGTAGTGGCGAGGGTGCACAGGAAGAAGCTAAGGAGTTCGCAGAGATGTTAAAGGAAGCCATTGAGCCTGCGTTCCCTGTGTCTTGGAAAGCCTTAGAGGCTAGGTCGTGACCAAGAGAGTGTCCGAGATGACTGAGGAGGAACTGAAGCATCATAGGGCATTACAGAGAGCTAGGAGACTTAAGAAACAAATAGCTGTCCATGAAATATATAACTATACGTGTCAAGTCTGTGGTCTCAAGGAAGAGACCCTTGGCTTCTTTGAGTTCCATCATGTAGACCCTACAACTAAACATAAAGAAATCGGAAGTATGCTTAACTCAGCGTCCCTTGAGACAATCAAGAAGGAGTTAGTTAAGTGCTTAATGTTATGCCCTAACTGCCATAAGAAAGAGCACCTAAAGGTAGGCATGACGACCACAGAAATCAGGAGAAACAAACAATGAGTTTATTACAAGAGAACATAGCGTTTAAACCTTTCGCTTACCCTTGGGCTATGGAGTACGCTGTAAAGCACGAGGAGATACACTGGGGAGAACACGAGGCAAAGCTACAGGATGACGTGACGCAGTGGCAGACGAAGCTCACGGCACAGGAGAAGGACCACATTACACAGATACTACGGTTATTCACACAGTCTGACGTAGCCGTAGGTCGTAACTACTTAGAGCATTATATACCTAAGTTTAAAAACAATGAGATACGTGCGATGCTAACGAGCTTTGCTAATCGTGAGTTTGTCCATCAGCGTAGCTATGCGTTACTTAACGATACGTTAGGCTTACCTGAGGAAGAGTTCACTGCATTCACAGCCGTAGACGAGATGAAGGATAAGCTAGAGTTCATGGCTAACATAGATACCTCAAGCTACGCAGGGTTAGCTCAGGCTGTAGCTCGTAGCGCTATCAATGAGGGCATGAGTCTCTTCAGTGCATTCGTTATGTTAATCAATTACAGTCGCTTTGGTAAGATGCGAGGAATGTCTGAGATTGTTCAGTGGTCTATTCGTGATGAGTCTATGCACTGCGAAGGTATGACTAAGTTATTCCGAGAGTTCTGTAATGAACATCCACGGATTGTCAATGATGAATTTAAACAACAGATATACGGAATGGTACGTGAGGCTGTGTCCTTAGAGGACGCTGTGATTGACATAGCATATAACAATAATGATATTGAAGGATTGACTAAGGAAGAAGTCAAGCAGTACATTAGGTTTATTGCGGATAGACGTTTGATTCAGTTAGGTCTTAAGGGTAACTATGGTGTCAAGGAGAACCCGTTGCCTTGGTTAGAGCCTCTGATTAACACAGCAAGCCACGATAACTTCTTTGAGACAACAGTTACTGAGTACAATTCTAATGGCCTTAGTGGCGACTGGGGGTGGTAATATGGACTTCTCTATAACACTATACAATGGGTTTAACATAGGGTTAGAACGTAAAGTCAATAGCCCTACGTGGCTACAGTTACCCGATGGGTTCGACATATTCTTCTTTAGTGGGATACAGGTTAACTTAGGTTTCGTTAGGATTAGCTTAGGTAGGTTTAAAGACGCTGAGGAGTTCGCAGAGGAACTAGGGGACCCGTAGGTCCCCATTGTTTTACTTGTAAGTATACTTCTCTTCTTCTCCAGTTCTTTCGATACTGGTGAGGAAATTAGCTACTTGTTCAGCAGACTGGTCCTGAACATCTATTGAAGCATCTAGCTCCGATAGTGACCGGGACAACGCCATGTATACCTGGGCATCTCTCCTGCCTTTCTTAATCTCCTCTATTGACTTCCTAGTCGTCCTAAGTATCTTAGCACTCATCTGAGGGTCTACAATCATAGCGGCTATCTTGTTAGGTACCATGTACTTACCGATAGCTTGTGTTAGCCTCATGAGAGCACTAGGGTCTCCAGTAATAACATTGACACCTTCCTGAGCACCTTGTCTAATCCCTGCACCCTGAGTACTTAAGACTGATAGGGAGAACACCCCATCTCTCTTAGGTAGGCTAGAGACTAACTGGTCGTATTCCTTAAAGAGTTGTTCAACAAAGTCAATACCTCTAGTCTGTCCAAGTATCTCCTTAAAGGATATCTCCTCGCCTCTCCCTTGAGTCTTAATCTTATCACGTAGCTTACGTATAGCATCAAAACCATCGACACTCTCAGACATCTGTAGAGTCTCCACTAGGAACTCACGTCTAACCTTTTGCTTAAGGTTCTGACCTGCGTACTTAAAGACATTAAGCTGTGACTGGTCTATAAGTCCCTTCTTAACTGCTTCCTTATAGAATGTCTGATTAGTATCTAATAGTTTATTTAACTCAATGAATGGCGAAGTCTTACCTGATTGAGTCATTAGATAACTAACGTTCTCAGGCATCCCTTGTTTCAACATCTGAGATATGACATCCCCATGTATTAACGTAGAGTTCTTAGCGTACATCTCATTAAGAGCTAAATACTCCTTACGTTGCTCAGGGTTAAGAGTAGCTAGTATACGTGCCTCTAGTTTGCCTTGTTGTTTCTTAAGACCACCAAAGGACGAAGAGTTAGCTTTAGCAGGATTAACCTCAGCCATCTCACGCATTCTATCCTTAGAACGTAAGTTGATTGTGTTTAATTCATTTAAAGGTAAGCTATCAGGCATCTTCAAGTACTCTTGGTACTCAGTGTACGCCTCACGGTCAGCAAAAGGTATCTCATTGCCCTTAAGGAACTCGTCACGTGTCAGCTTAAGTTCGTCTAGTTCTATCTTAGCCGCCTCTAGAGCCTCGTTGATACCTTTTAGTTCCTCAGGTTCAGCGCCATTGGTCTTAAGTTCTAACTTATGTCTACGTAGGTTAAGTATCTCTTTATCCGTACTTAAGATAGCCTTATTCTGACCCTCTAGCGTCTCTACGAAGTTAGGAGAACCTGCGGCTGTTGTCTTATGTAGTTTATTAATGAAAGCCTTAGCATTCTCTTTAATATCCCTAACGTTGACAACAGTGTCTGCTTGGTCACCTAAGCGGTCCTTATATAGACCTCTAAAGGCTTGTCCTGATAGTTCTTTCTGCTTGTCAATGACCTGGAGGACCATACCACCTAGCTCACGAGGTTCAACACGAGTACCGTACATATTCAAGAGAGACAATAGGTCATCCTTGATTACTTCAGACTGTGCTTCGATAACAGCGTTAATCTGTTGTCTACCTTCTATTGACGCATAACCAATGTTAGCCAAGGCCTGGTGTCCTGCTGTAGGAGTCCCTAGCTGAGTCGTAAGTAACCCTTCGCCTTGAGCATTGTATTTAGCTAATAGTTTATCAGAGAACTCTCTTGCGATGTCATCAGCAAACTCAGTGCCTAGTACTTTCTTATTAAGTAATGTCTTAGCCCCTTCGACGCTTGCTTTAAGCACAGGAGGAGCCATAGCTAAACCACCTTCGATTAAACCTTCAGTTAACGCTTCGCCTCCACGAACATCACCCTCTTTATTAACGCCTGTGATTTGTTCCTTAAGGACATCCCCACCGAAGTAACCTAAAGCTGCCCCTACGCCTAACGCCAAGGCAGTCACAGGAGCTGAGACAACCCCTGCGGACGCCACGGCTCCGGCCGCTAGGCCAGTACCTATAGTCTGTCCCAAGGCAGGTAGAGCCACGGAGGCTGTCTTAGGTTCTACTGAAGCCGCAAAGACAAACTTTCTAGAAGGCTTAATAATCATCTCATCGACAGCTTGTGTTACTAAGTCCCCTCCAAAGGGAAGACCTAAGGAAGCGGAAGGAGTAGCGTCAACCTCGGCATAATAATTAGCAACCTCAAGTGCATCTTTATTATCGTCATATGTTAGCCATTCATCACGAGACATATGTTCTTTGGCTATGGAGTACTCTATGATTTCTTGCTCAGTGGCTTTCTTAGGGACGTTAATAACCGTCCCGTTAGGTAACCTTAGTTTTATACTTTCTTCGCTCATAGGTTACTCCTGTTTTGTTTTTTTGTTCCTAAAGAACTCGTTGAAGTCTTTGATGTCATTAGCCGGATCACTGCTCAGAGGCTTACCTAGGTCAGGTAATAAAGCATTATTACGCTTACCCTTCTTAGGCCCTAGCCCTAGTTGAGCACGATATTTGTTATAAGCACCATCATAGAACTCCATAGCTGCTTCTTCAAAGTTATAACTATTACGTAGTCTGTTGGTCTTAAGACTATTAAACTCTTGTTTAGTCTTATAGGCTACTTCCTTAGCTGTCGCTAGGTCCACTACAGCTTCCCTTAGACCATCCCGTGTAAAGCCTCGATTACCTACGGCATTCTTCAAGAATAGTATATCTTTATCAGAGAATGAACCCTTAAGGAATTGACCTGCGTTTAGGACTTCCTTAGAGAAGAAACGGTCAATAAGCTGACTGTCCGTAGTGGCTTCAAACTTAACTCCTGTGATTTCCTGTACAACCTTCTGCATGAACTGTAGGCCTTCCCCAAAGACACCTACGTTAGCATTGTCTAAGGCTTCCTTAAGGCGTGGGAGTTGCTCAGTGAACATACCATAGTTATTAGCTAGTCCTGCTATTTCGCCCATACGTTCAGCCACAGGTTCCCTGAGCTTAGGGTCTAAGGTTTTCTGTACTTTAGTGTGTAGTTCCTCAGGAGATAACTTATCCTTACGTCCTTCCATGAGGACTAACTGAGCCTTATCAATACTATCTCTAGAGTAAGTTTCATTAAGACCATCTACGGACTGATTCATCATGCCTGCTAAAGTAGGCGGACGTACTTCCGTTGCTATGCCTGTATTATTTACTTGGATAACACTTCCATCAGATAGTACTTTAGTAGCAGGAGTACCTCCCTTAGATGAGCCTAGCATTAGCTCTTCAATCACTTTATCGGAGAACTCTCCACTGGCGTCAGCTTTAATATTTGCCACCAGGCTCATCTTTTGTTCCTGTGGTCTATTAGATGTCATAACAGCTCTAATAGCACTTCCTCTTTTATTAGCAAGAGTAGTGGTTATTTTTTCTTGTTGTTGTTCAGACCTTAGCTCAGTAGGTCCTTTCTGACGACCTAATACAGCACGTTCAGCAGCCATACCGAAGCCCTCAGAGGCTCGTTGAGCCCCCGAAGCTGCCGTTAGGAATCTACCCATAGGGTCATTCCCATAGTTCGTTACGCCTTGCTGTAGTCTCTTCTGTCTCAACTGGTCGTCAAGAAGCTTCGCTTGGTCAGGCGCAAGGTAGTCTTTAATCATATTAGCCATGTTTTTCTCCTATCCTGCGTTAACTGGCTCAACGCCTGCTAAGCCTGCACCAATGTTACCAAGAGTTTTAATGTACTCTTGTTCTAATGTAGAACCACTTAATGCTAAGTCTCTTAATAAGCCTGCTTCCGACAATCCTGCATTTGCTAACAAGTTTGCGTAGCTTTGTTCTAACTGATTCTGTTGTCCTTGAGCCGTTAAGCCTAACTGTGAAGCTGCTAGTTGCTGTTGGAACGGTACGTTAGAAGCACTTAATGCTTGATTAATATTGGCTAATTGAGCACCCTCGATCTGTGAAGGTAACAACGATGATTGTTGACCTAAGCCGAACAATGAAGCTGCATTAGCAATATCTTGTTGTCCTAATTGACCACCCAACTGTTGAGCCTGTAGTCCTAACCCAAGTAAACCCTGTCCTAACTGTTGTTGCTGTGACTGAATACCTGCCCCAGTCTGCGCTAGGTTAGCCGCCAGGCCTGCTGAGGTTGTTTGTCTATTTAAGCCTTCATTAGCAAGTTGACTATCAATCTGTTCAGCTGACATGCCTAACTGAGCAAGCTGTGCCGCACGGTTCTGTGAAGCAGTCTGTAAAGATTCTTGAGTTTGTGCAGTTTGTAACTGAGCGCCTGCTAAGGACATCTCTTGGCCAAACCCTTCGTTAATCATTTGTTGTTGTATCTGGTCAGCCGATAAGCCCATCTGTGTTAACTGTTGAGCTCTGTTCTGTTGACTTGTAGCTAATTGGTCAGCCATGCCTATAGCTTGTAATGAAGCAGCGTTACGTGCCTCAGCCTGAGCTTTCTCCATAGCTAACTGCTCAGGAGTACCACCATAAGCCGCTGTAGAGACTCCTAAGCGCCCTTGAGCTGCTAGTCTATTCTCTAGTGCTAGACGTTGACGTTCCTCTTCAGGGGACTGTGTAGCTCGTATTTGATTGTATATATCCTCAGCGCCTGCTGTAGGAGAACTAAGCATACCACCACCGGCTGCTAAGTATTGACTAGCAACATCACCTGCCGCTGTACTGACCTGTGGAGCTGTAATACCGCTGTAAGCACCTGTTACGTCAGGAGCGGCACTTGATAAAGCGCCTTGTGCTTGATACTGTAACTGTCCTGTTAAATCACCTAAGCTACCTGCTTGTTGTCCTTGGGCTTGCTGTGCGAATAGGCCTTGTAGCTGAGCTAGGTCTTGTGGAGCTTGTGTGCCTATGAGAGTCTCACCCATGCCTGCATACTGTCCGCCTAGCTGTGAGGCAAACCGTCCAGTGTTAGCACCCATAGCCTGTTGAGACTGTGATAAAGCCCCTGACCCGTAGCCTTGTAAAGCCCTAGTCATATCAGGGGACATGCCCATCTGTCCACGCATAGCATTAGCTTGATTTAAAAATCCTTGCTGTGTAGCGTTAGGGTCTAAGGTAAAACCTTGTTGACCGTAAGTACCGCCACCCGATGTGCCTGTGACAGTATATGGCTTAAAGGTAGCCGCTGACTCAATGTCTCCTGTGATAGCGTCATAGTTCTTTGCTAGGTCTGTACCTACGTCTTCTAATGCATTCCTTCCTGCACCTACTGCTAATGTAGCTGCTCCTGCTGCAACACCAGGGCCTACAAACTGTTTCCAATCAGCCATTAGTAAGTACCTCCGTCAATAGTACCTGTTGTTAATGTACCAGTAACCGTTAGAGTAGGCGCTGTGACCGTACCTGTGAAAGTAGGGGAAGCAGTGTTAGCCTTGGTAGCTACATTGGTTTGTATGTTGTTAAACTCTGTATCAATCTCAGAGCCTTTGATAATCTTCGCAGGGTTACCGGATGCTAAAGTATCCTTAACCGCAAAGTTAGTTGTCTTAGTATAATTACTCATTAGATAGTTCTTCCTACTATTGCTTGTGCTGTCATTCGCTGTATGGAGACTGGAGCTCCGTTTACCTCTGCTTCGATACCAAGTTGAACAACCTGTCCTCCGCCTGCTGCGTTAACTGTTGGTCTGTTTACCAAGACCCCTGCGTTAAACTCACCTTCGCCATATTCCGCTATGTTGTACTCAGCGATGACCTGAGAGCTTAATGTAAACCTTTTCTTCTTATATGCATAACTATAGTCATAACCCCAGTTAAGCGTAACGTCCGTAGCTGAACCACCTATAACAGTTATCTTTAAGTTCTTTAGTAACTTTAAATTACTAGGAGCTCCAAAGTCTAGATAGTTGGTAAAGTAAGACATATGATAACTAGAGCCATTGTCACTGTAACCATTGTACAACGCAAGTCCATCGTTAACACCTATGATTAAATCACCTGTCTTGTCCCTTACGAAACATGTGCCCGTATGGCCTTCCCATTTAGTTACACGGAATGCTCCGTTCTCCAAAGGAGCTCTGACGTCAAAACACCAAGTAACACCTATGTTAGGGAGTCTAACTAGATAGAAGGCTTCCTCTTGACTAAAGGCAGTCTTAATACTTCCAGTCTCTGAGCGTATGTCCGTCATGAAGTTTAAACGTACATTACGAGTTATATCTAAAATAGGCAATGACTCAGTCTGTACGACACGATTCAAAGAAGCAATACCTGCGTCCGATAGGAACAGTAAGTCAGCTCCTGTGCTCTGTACGCTGTCTCTGGCTATACATCCAATACCAGATATAGTATCAGCCAAGGACATTGTCGCAGGGTCACTAGCTCCTTGGTAAATAAGTATCTGACGTTCACCAAAGATAATTAAGAAGTTATTATGTATTGCTAACGCTGTGATTCTGTCTTGTCCTGCGACCCATACTTTAGATATGTCTATAGAGCCTGATGAACCAGTGTCCCAAGCAAACCCGTTAAGTAAGTCCGAGAAGAAAATCTTATCGTTATTATCGCTAGTTCCTGCTACCCATAGTCTACCAAAGCCACCGACGACTATGTCACCCTGAGGTACTGTGCCGCTGTAGAAAGCATTGTTACTAATTAAGTCACAAGTAGTCCCGTCGTAGTACAAAGGAGCTTGGTCACTAGAGAATAAAAAGTGATAGTCATTGAAACTAGCGTGAGCAAAGTTACCATCGTTAATTGAATAACCTGATGGTGTAATGTCCGTTAAGGAGTCTTTGCCTGCGTAGATACTAGCGCCTGTAGTTGACACTATCTCACTGTCGCCTGCTTGGTTTATATATTCACCAATGCTTACTATAGGGTCTGTAGAGTCTTGGTTTAAGTAACTCCAACCCTTACGTGCACCTATACGACCAAACTGGTCTATAACACAGTTGGTTGCGTCTAGAGCGTACTGTTCCGTTAGTGACGTAGGGCTGTCCTCTGTATTCAGCCCAAAGAAGCCAGGGGCTTGTATTGTGACTGTCTGTAGTGGTTTTGCCATTATGTTTGTTCTCTCTTGTTAAATAACATTAAAGACCAATTCACCACCATTGTTACCTGCGTCTAAAGCAATAGCATTGGCTAAATCGTTCTGTGCGGTCACTATCTGTTCCATAGCGTTCTGACCTCCTGTCTCACCACGCTCCCTTAGTGCGTAAGCAAACGCTAGTTGTACAATAGGTTGTACAGGGAGTACCGTAGCATCAGCGTCATTGACTAACTTCTGGTCACGTAGGACCACGTTAGCTTCTAAGGTATACGCTTGGTCAGGGGTTGGATAAAAGGTTACCTGAGTGTCTCCGTTAGCATCAGTACCATCGAAACAAAAGTACCGAGGCTGACCAGAGTTCTCTGAGGCTGTATATTGTTTATCTTTAATGTATGCCTTAGAACGCTGTTGTATTTGTTCATTTTTAGACACATTATAGATAGACATTACTTCGCCTCGGACACCAAAGTTAACCAAAGGATAAGTAGACAAAGAAGGAGTAGTCGTTATGATTAAGTCATCACGTAACGAAGACCAATCCCAAGCAGCCTCTACGTTATTAATAGCGTCATTAACAAAGTCCCCAATGAGTTTACTGTAGTCGCTTTGAGTAACTAGAGCAACTTCTTCTTCCCTAAGTTTTCTTAGGACTGCATTAACAATCTCTAAATAATTCATTATAGTTTATTTCCTAAGTTCTATAGTATATATTATACCATATTTTAGTCTAAATGTCAAGAGTTTTTTATACATTAACTCCAACGTTTACTGTTGGTGTATATACCTTTTTAGCTCTTAGAACACGGTCTTCTTCGTCGTCTATAACTTTTTGCTGTATCCGAGCAACCTCTTGAGGGTCAAGCTGTAGTTCTTCCGCTAAGTTACGTATACGCTGTGTGTCTCTTCTTAATAAAGGATTAGCAAGAATGTCACTACTATCATACATATAGTTCATAGTACGATCTTCCATGCTTGCACTTCCTGTCAAACCAGGAGTCTCTACACTAGGACCATTAAGACCTACGTCATTAAAATCAGGACCATTGAACTCCGGTAAGTCCGGCAGATCAGGTATCTCAGGTAAGTCAGGTAATTCCACGTTAGGTGCTTCAAAGTCCGGTACGTTTATATCAGGAATCTCTAAACCTAAGTCAATATCAGGAACATTGAAGTCCACATCAATACTAGGAATATCAATACCTAAGTCTACGTTAGGTAACTCAAATCCCGATAGGTCAAACCCTTCGAACTCTGGTAATAACTGAGACCAGTCTACCTCAACACCATCTCCAAAGTCAAACTCTGGTAGCATGTCTAGGAACTTCTGTATGACATTATCATCAAAGGCTCTTAGCTGTTCTCTGACCCAAGACCCTGCGCCCTTTAAGCCGTCTCTGTCATAGAATTCCTTTAAGCCGTCTAATAGTGCAAACTCAGGAGGGTTACCTTCATCAAGAGATACCGCTGTAGCCATTAGACCAAAACCAGTAGCTCTCCCTACGTTAGAGTCTATCTCTAAGTAATCTAAAGCATCCTCTCCATATATGTCAGTAATGACTGATAAAGGTCTTTCGCCTCCTGCAAGTCTAACTCCCGTATCCACTAGCTTTTCGTTGTCTCTAAGCCACATAACAACATCAGTTCCGTAGGTTTCCCCTACGTATTCTCCGGCCATGTCCGCAAGATAAGGCAAAGCGTAATTCGCAATGTCATCACCATAGACAGAAACAAGGGCTTTTAACGGGTCCTTACCTTCGTCTATAGCAGTACCAAAAGTAAATAACTTATCAGCATCAGAAAGAATCTCTAAGACACTTGATGTTTTATTAACAGTATCTAAAGCAGCTTGATATTCATTACTATAAGAACCATAGTTATCTAAAGCCTGACCAAGAGCAGTCTCTGCTGCATCAGCATCTATAGAAGCACCCTTAAGAGCACCACCGAAACCACCTAGAAGAACAGCTTTACCTATGTCTCCTGCGTCTCCTCCTTTGATAGCTGAGACAGCACCTGAAGCAAGACCTCCGCCAACAGCATTAGCTGTAGTTGCTGAGAGCCCTGATAAAGCAGGAGCGCTTGAAATAGCAGTCCCTAAGCCCATCGTAAGAGCACCAGTAGTAAATACAGTAGCGGCTATCTCAGAGGCAACCTCAAGGTTACTAGGTCTGTTATCGACGTACTCGAAGTTACCTTGAGCATCTACCTGAAGTCTTCGTTGATTGCCTAGGTCTATTTGATTTGTAGCTCCGGCCTCAAGACCGTACTTCTCTAAAATAGAGTTTTTAATCTTAGAAGTAGGAATATTAGTAATACCACGAGCAGCTAACTCAGCTACAACCTGGTCATACTCTTGTTGAACTCTAGTGTCTAAAAAGCTAGTAATATCCGTTATTGCTTGTTTAGGGTCTATGTCGCTAGTGTTCATAGCATAGAGAGTCTGATTCCATTCCTCAAGACCAGAATCAGTAAGACCTAAGTCATTCATGATACTTAGGACTCTTGGGTCCGTTAAACTCTCTTGGCCTCCAGGATTATAAGCATTAGGGTTTACACCTCTTCCGCCATCCCATTGACCTAAAGCACCTTGAGAAAACCAGTTAGGGTCTCCATTAACACCTAAGAAATTACTTTGAGTTTGATACTCCGGTGTTCCAGTGCTTCCTGGGGATTGCGTTAAATCCATAATATTTGAAGTAGACTCCATAGCTCCGCCAGTATTCACACCGTTAACACCTGACTGAGCAGGCGTAGCGTTACTAGGGGCAACTGTAGGAGGAGCTGCTGTTTCAACAACAGGTGTAGTCTGAGGAGGCCCTGAAGGCTCAACATTATTTACAACCTGAGTAGGAATTGCAGTTAAATCAATAGGAGCTACACTAAAGTCTAAACCAAGGTCTATAGACCCTTTGTCAGCCAAGTTATTAATAGCGTCCTCAATGGGGTCTGAGCGCTCGCTTACGACGTCTAAAGGGTCAGGCCTTGTGACAACCTTAGGAGCTTGTTTCGTAGGCTCAGGAACCCCTACAGGCTCACCAAAGGACATACCACTGAAGTCAAAAGCTCCTGAGCCTAGTACGTTACTAAAGTCTAAATTAAAATTATAAGGCATTACCATTTACTCTTGTTAGCCCAATATGCCGCAGACATCTTACCTTTAGCGATGTTCTTAGCATGACGAGCTTTGAATGATTTCTTACGTGCTTTCTCTTTGTCAGTCGTAGGATTCTTACCTGCGCCCTTGACACCCTGTTGACCATAACGTATAGTCTTAATCTTGTCACCCTCTTTAGCCACAACAACATGAGACTTCGTAGGATGATTAGGGGTCTTCTTAGGTTTGTTATAGCCCGATACGCCTACACGAGCTAGTCTAGGGTCTTTCTTGGTAGCCATGTTAGCCTCCTTGGATTACATCGTTGTGCTCTATTACGCTGACCACTGCTGTCATAGCTTGACTAGCGCTAATCTGTATGTAGTCACCTTCACGCATAGTTACAAACTCATAGTATTCACCGCCAATCTGAAAGAAGTCTTTAGCGGATAACGTATGGTTATCAAAGAATGCAAAGGTTGCATCATTGGCTTTATTGTAGTACGTAACGTCAAACGTACCATTACTACCACTGACATTACTAAGCCACAGCATCTTCCACTCTGCACGTTTACCGTTAGGAACTGTATAGATAGTCTGTAAGGATGTTGTCGTGGTTAATGCTGAGGATTTCTTTATCATTACTTAGCCTTCTTCTTAGACTTCTTAGGAGAACACTTGCCTGACTTACACTTTGGAGTTTTGTATACTTTACAATTCATAATTATTTACCTTTAAAATTAGTTAACGAACGAATACCAAATGAAGCAGCTACAGCAGCACCTAAGAAACCTTT